AGCGTCTTTGATCTGGCTACGCTGGCTCAGATTCAGGCTAAGAGCGTTATCCCTTCCTGGCAGGGCGCTATCGAGGGGCTGAGAGTGATGATCTCCCGGACGGCTCGGGGCTGGCTCAAGGTCTGGGAAAAGCCCGCTACAGAGCAGTGGCGCAACCGGTATGTGATCGGAGCGGACACAGGCGGAGTATGGGACGGGGCTGACTACTCAGTCGCCTATGTTTGGGATAGGATGAAGCGCTGCACTTGTGCCACGATTCACGGGCATTTTGACGCGTATGAATACCGGGAATATCTCGTAGCGCTGTCGAAGTGGTATCAGAACGCTGTGATCGCCGTCGAGATCAACAGGGATAAGAGTGAGACGGATGACATGGGGAACACCGTGATCGACTCCATTCTGCGGGATTATCCCTCCGCGAATATGTACATCAGGAAGGTGGTGGACGATCAGACCAAGACAGAAACAACCAAGGTGGGATGGCATACGAGTCACCAGACCAAACAGATGATAGTCGACCGTTTACGGCGATTTGTCAATGAATACGAGTCAAATCCGCTCTTGTTCAATGACCACGCGCTCATAAACGAGATGAAGACCTACATCATCACCAGGACACCGAAGGGCATTGCAACATGGAACGCTCAGGAAGGCGCGAAGGACGACCGGGTGATGGCATTCGGGATCACGCTCTGCGTCTCAGAAACAGAACCGGCTCCGAAGCTGGCTTTACAGGTACCGAGTCATAACAACATAATTTCAGCAATAGAGGCTATAGCATGAAGTCTTTTCAGTGGAAATGTGAGGTTTGCGGATTTACGGGGCACTGTATCAGCAGTGAATCGATGGTCTCAAGCCGTTCCAAGCATTATACGCGCCTTCATCCAGAAGATGGGCGCTATCTACGTACGCCACGCCCCAAGGTAGACCCGGGGGTGTGTGGCGAGACCTGCGATCAATTTACCGGCAAGAAAATATGTCTATCCGGCAACGTCACGGCTCAGGGCGAGTTTAAGACGTGCTGGGTGAGGGAGTAAGCACCATGAATTACGCGAAACAGTTTGAACCCATAGAGCGCAAGACCTTTGAGGTCAAGCATTGGGATCACCTCTTCAACACCGCCAAGGTTTACCGGAACACCTGCAAATGGGATGAGCAGGCTGAGAACGGGATCAAGATCAGGAAAAACGATCTCCCGCTCAGACCGCTACAGGCTGCACCTAACTGGCAAGGCAAGTTTTACGTCGATAACTGGCTGTGGAAATCAATCAAGTGGCTGGTGAGCATGCAGACAGGCGCTCAGATCGACGTGGATCTGCACGGATACGACGGAGTGGCGGATAAGGCTCAGGATCTTCTGGAGCTGGAGATCGCCTACGCGCTGGAGCAGTTCGACTTCTTCAGCACAATGGAGATGTGTCAGTATGACCGCTATTACACCGGGATGGGAGTGGCACGGGCGATCTGGAACACCAGAGACGTGCAGCACAACTACATGACCGGGACACCCAGGCTTGACTATGTCTCACCCATGAACGTCTATCTCGATCCGGCGACACGCAAACCTGACTTTTCCGACTGTCGCTACCTGTTTCACGAGGAATACTACGATCTGGCTGAGATGAAGCGCAGAAACCCGCGTTACGCCTCCAAGCTGGTGGAATGTATCGATGAGGCGCGCCCGGATGCCACGGGACTGATGCGGGCTATTACGGTTCAGTACAAGAAGACCGTAACCCTCACCAAGGTCTATCTCGAGGATCAGGACAGCGGTGCAAGCGAAGTATTTCTTGCTTCTGAGTGGGAGAAATACTGCGCGGAGATGGCGCAGACCCCCGGAGTAGCGGAGCGCTATCTGGAAGAACAGCCGGAAGCGAGCTTTGAAGAGTGGATCGCCGAAGGTGGATTCCTGCCGGAGAAAGTGGTCATGCTTGGTCCCGTAGAAGCGGATGAGACGGCTGTATTTCAAGCGATCTACGTCCCGGAACTGGATCTGATCCTGGAAGCGCCTCAGTATGTGGGGAAAGACTACACCTATTTCTTCCTGTCCTGCTATAATGAGCCTGACAGCGCCTATCCCGTGGGACTGGCAAAGTATATGTCCGGAGCGCTGGAAGCGTCTATCGCGCTGATGACCATCCTGATGATCACGGCTGCCAAGACCTATAGGGCTAAGGAGATGATCCAGGAAGGCTCACTTGTCAACCAGGATGAATACATGGAGAAGGGCTATGAGCTGGGGATCCAGCCAGTAGTCAGGGAAGACTGGCAGAGGCGCAACCCCAACTCCAAGGCGATAGAGCCGGTCAAGACCCCTGATTTCCCCGTGGCTTTGTCCATGCTGAACGATCAGCTTGTGAATATCCAGAAGACCATGTCCGGGGCTATTGACGCGAATATGGGGATGGCTCAGTTCTCCGGTCAGTCCGGGGTGCAGGTGGCTCAGCTTCAGATGGCGTCCCGAGTGTACCAGAAAGAAGACATTGAGGGGTTCAGACGATTCATCAAGGGCGTTTGCGAGTGGCTGAAAGGCGGGATCGCGACGTTCAGGAACTATCCGCACAAGATCCAGGGACTGAATGACCTGAATCAGACTGACGTGGTGAACGTGGCGGATGCTCCGGCAACGAAATTCAACGCAGAGCGGTACTACATCGAGGTCACGATCCTGGACAACCAGGAAGTGGTGAAGCAGATGGAGCGTGAAGTCGTGATGCAGCTCTTCAAGATGGGACTGTACTCAGACATCGATCTGCTGCGTAAGATGGACATTCCGAACCCGGAGAAGATCATTGAGAACGCTCAGGTCTATCACGGCCAGAAACAATATCTGGATGTGCTGAAAGCCAATCCTCAAGCGAAGGCGATCATGGATCAATTCATCGCTCAGGCGATGCAACCTCAGCAAGTTCAGCAGGCTCAGAATGCAGTGTCGGCTTAACGAACACGAAAAAATTGTCATTGAACGAATAAAAAGCTTGACAGAATGTCAGGGCTACGGTGAGATTGTCATCGTAATACGTGCCGGGTCGATTTGCTCGGTGCGAAAGACAACCAGCGAGAATATAAACTTGGATGTCCCACAAAGGGAAGAACCCGGAGATGTCCAAGAGTGTAAAATAATTCCGAGCTAAACGGAAGTACCGAAAACGGCTCAGAAGCAAAGAGATTTGTCGTCTCTTGCCTCTGAGCCGTTTTTTTGTGCTCAGAAACAGGGTGAAGGCATTCTCCTCCTGCTTCTGAGCTGTTTTCTTATCACGGCAATGCTTCGCAACCTGGCAAGGGCAATACGAGGCACCCGGAACCACCGATAAGGAGACAAAATGCCAAACGAACAAGATCAAACAGTAGAAACGGAAGTAGTGAGCGCCGGCGAACACGAGGTAGAGCTTCAGCTTACCCCGGACACCAATACGCTCACGGTCAAGCTGCCGGAAGGACTGAGCGAAGAAGAGCGCACCAAGATCAAGACCTCAATCGAGAATGGTGAGGTGGGCAAGCTCAGCGCCGCGTACTACAAGAGACTTCACGAGATGAACAAGCGTGAAGAGGAATGGAAAGCGGCGGTAGAGGCTGAGCGTCAGACCAAACCCGACCCCGCCAAAGATGAGCCGACCCCCACGGGCACAGAACCGATCTGGAAGATGCTGGGGCTAAATGCCGCGGACGAGATTCAGGACTTCATCACAGACAATGCGGACGGACTCGCCCGCTATCATGAAGCCGTGGAAAAGCAAGCGGATCAGAGGCATCAGCAATCACTCCGGGCAGCTCTGGCAGAGCAGGAAATGAAAACCCGCAATATGCTGCTGGAGCAGGATCTTTCTCATAAGGGGATCGACGTCGCCGAGGCGCGCGCCTTTGCCAAATCGTATGGCATGCCGTTCAGCGAAAAGTCTATAGGACTGTACGTTCAACTGCACGCGGACAAGAGTAATCCTGTTCTCGCGGCGCAGGCAGCGGCCAGAAACAACCAAATCAGCTTCATCGAGCAATCCAATTACCGCTTCCCCACGGGCACGCCCAGCGCTGACGAACTCGACAAGATGTCGCCGGAGCAGCAGGACGCCTACCTGGAAGAGGCTAAGCGGAGAGCTCTTAACTCTTAGGAGAAATCCCAATGATACGCAATTCAGCCCTTGCCAACGCTGTGACCGCCCTTGACGCGAAGATGCGCCGAGAAGCGAAGCAGCATCTATTCTGGTCCCGCTTTACCGGCGAGATCGAATGGTCAGAAACCCCCTATAACGAACCGTCAGCCAAGATGAGTGGCAAATTCATCGAAGTCTCGAAGAAGAAAGCCACCGGACTGGGTGACAGAATGATATTCCCCATGCTTCTGGAACTGGCAGGACCAGGTCGCCGTGGCGATGCCGTCCTGCTTGGATACGAGGAAGACATGGCGCGCAAGTACTCCATGATCGCCTACAACCAGATCCGTCATGCCGTCCCCGTAATGAAGGGGCGTAAAGACTACTCGAACGAGAAGCTCTTCAACATGATGGAATATGCCATGCCTCAGCTTGCTTTCTGGCATGCTCAGCAGGAAAACTGGGAAATCACCAGCTCCCTGTATGAAGGCGCGAGTGAAGCTCTTACCCTTTCCGGGGCTGACCCGGTCTATGGTCAGGGCATGGCGATCAGCAAGCGCTATCACCCCAACCTGTACACCTGGACTGGTGCCACTGATGCCACCGGTGCTCTTGGTCTGGTAGCTGCCAGTGCCGGTCTGTTCCCCACTGCTCAGCGCGTCCGTGACGCTGCCAAGAACGTGAACTACTCCGATCACGCCTCCGACCTTAATAACGACCTGGAACTCAAAAGCTACACTGCCCGGGCAATCCGTAATCTCTGCATCCAGAAGAAAGTCCGTCCGCTCTTTACCCAGAACGGGAAGATGTTCTGGGGTGCGGTGATCAGTTCCGAGCAGGCTGACACGCTTCGCAGCGACAGCAAGTACATTGAGGCTCAGAAGACCTTCCAGACCCGCGAGTACACCGATAATCCCTATGTGGATGGCTCAATCGGGATCTACGAGCAGATCGTCTGGTTTGAAGACAACCTGATCACCCGTGGCTTTGCCGGAAGCGTTCAAGCCGGAACTGACCTGAATATTCTGGGGTCCACCACTCTGGTCTGGACTGAGAGCGAGAAGAGCAATCCCCGCTTTGAGAACATGACCGGACGCATCACCGAGACCGGTGGCAAGTCCAATCACGTGCTGACCGTCTTCGGCGCCAGCGGTCTGGGTAAATCCAACGAAGATCCTCTCGGTTTCGACTCCGAGGTCTTCGACTATGGCAACTGGAAAGGCGTAGCGGCTTCGCAGCAGTACGGTTACGGACGTTTCGACAACGTCGCGGAATCACAGATCATGCTGCTTGAGACCGCACCCGCGTCCTGCACCAACGTGTACAACAGAGGGTCACTGCAAGTGATCACCTGGCAATAAGGGGAGGGGATAATGGAAAGCAACACCATCCATCAACTCTCCAATATGGTTAAGTCTCCGGTCAAGATCTACGGCAGCGTAGTTTCAGCGAACGGAGCCTCTACCGTGTACTACTGCAAACCCAACTTCAAGTGTAAGCTGGTGGGAGCAAAGCTGCTGGTCCAAACAGCGGCG